CGTACAAAAATAAGTGATTCTGTTTTTGATTAACCCATTGTGTACCATCATATACAAGCATATCTTCATTGAGGGGTGTGGTTAACGTCACATTGTTCAATTGTCCAATATTGACGCCAACATTTGATGTGAGGTCGGTCGTAAAAGCGGTCGTCGGATTTGTAAATTGAATTGTATTGGACGTCGCGTTTCCGTGGTCACTCACAACTTGGAGTGTAACATTTGCGAGATGTCCACCATCACCATAGTATCTGGCGGCGTGAACATTCCCAGTGACCATAACATTTGAGGATGCGTACACATTCCCGGCGACATTCAACTCTTGAGCCACATCCACGTTGGAGAGCGCGTAGACATTCCCACTCACATTTAACTCCCGAGACACATCTACATTGGAGAGCGCGTAGACATTCCCAGATACATTCAATTCCTGTGCGACATCCACATTTGAAAGGGCGTAGATATTCCCGGTGACGTTCAACTCCTGCGCAACATCTACATTAGAGAGTGCATAGACAATCCCACTCACATTGAGGTCTTGAGCCACATCCACATTTGAAAGGGCGTACACATTCCCAGTGATGTTCAACTCCTGTGCAACATCCACATTGGAGAGTGCATAGACATTCCCAGTGACGTTGAGTTCCCGTGCGACATCCACATTTGAAAGGGCGTAGACAATCCCACTCACATTGAGGTCTTGAGCCACATCCACATTCGAGAGCGCATACACATTCCCAGTCACATTCAACTCCTGAGACACATCTACATTGGAGAGCACATACACGTTGCCGGTCACATTCAACTCCCGATACACATCGACATTGGAGAGTGCGTACACGTTGCCGGTCACATTCAACTCCTGAGACACATCCACATTGGAGAGTGCATACACATTCCCAGTCACATTCAACTCTTGTGCAACATCCACATTGGAGAGGGCATAGACAACCCCAGTCACGTTAAGGTCTTGAGTTACGTCAATATTGGAGAGTGCATAGACAATTCCAGTGACGTTGAGGTCTTGAGTGACGTCAATATTGGAGAGTGCGTACACAACCCCGGTCACGTTGAGGTCTTGAGTGACGTCAACATTTGAGAGCGCGTAGACATTTCCAGTCACATTCAACTCCTGAGACACATCCACATTAGAGAGCGCATAGACATTCCCACTCACATTCAACTCCTGAGACACGTCTACATTTGAGAGTGCATAGACAATTCCGGTCACGTTGAGGTCTTTAGAGACATCCACATTAGAGAGCGCATAGACATTCCCAGTCACATTCAACTCTTGAGCCACATCCACATTTGAGGACGCATATACATTCCCACTCACATTCAATTCCTGAGACACATCCACATTGGAAAGTGCATACACGTTGCCGGTCACGTTGAGTTCACGAGACACATCCACGTTGGAGAGCGCGTACACATTCCCAGTGACGTTCAACTCTTGAGACACGTCCACGTTGGAGAGTGCGTGAACAATCCCAGTTACATTCAATTCCTGCGCGACATCAACATTTGAGAGGGCATACACAATCCCAGACACATTCAATTCCTGTGCGACATCAACATTTGATAAAGCATACACATTCCCGGTGACGTTGAGTTCCTGCGCAACATCAACATTGGAGAGTGCATACACATTCCCGGTGACGTTGAGTTCCTGTGCAACATCCACATTGGAGAGGGCATAGACATTCCCGGTGACGTTGAGTTCCTGCGCAACATCCACATTGGAGAGTGCATAGACAACACCCGTCACATTAAGGTCTTGAGTGACGTCAACATTCGAGAGTGCATACACATTCCCAGTCACCTCAATATTTCGTCCCACAGAAATATTAGCGGTTGTAATAAAACCAGTGGTTGGATTTGTAAATTGAACAACTTGTGTGGTACTATTTCCAACATCTGTGGCTTCTTGAAGTGTAATATCCGTCAACAAGTTTGAAAGTGTACCACCGTCACCAAAAAATCGTACAGCATATATGTCTACATCTGAAAGAATATCACCCGCAACGTGAAGTGTCTTTTCAGGTGTATTTGTACCAACACCCATACTACCATCCGTAAATAACGATACACCACTATTTGTAAATTGTACAGTGTGGGATGTTGTATTTCCAAATGATGTGACTCGTTCTAAATTTATATTCGAGAGCGTACCCCCGTCGCCATAAAAGTAAGATGCGTTCACGTTCCCAGTGACGTCAACGTTTGAGGACGCGTAGATATTCCCAGTGACGTTAAGTTGTTTGGATACATTCACATTTGAGAGTGCGTGGACATTTCCAGTGACGTTGAGTTCCCGAGACACATCCACATTTGAGGACGCATAGACATTCCCAGTGACGTTGAGTTCTTTGGAGACATCCACATTGGAGAGGGCGTACACATTCCCGGTCACGTTGAGTTGTTTGGTCACATCCACGTTTGAGAGGGCATAGACAATCCCCGTCACATTCAAATCCCGAGACACATTCACATTTGAGAGCGCATAGACATTCCCAGTGACGTTAAGTTGCTTGGAGACGTCCACGTTAGAGAGGGCGTACACATTCCCAGTCACATTCAGTTGTTTGGACACATCCACATTGGAAAGCGCGTACACATTCCCAGTCACATTCAGTTGTTTGGACACATCCACATTCGAGAGGGCATACACATTCCCAGTAACGTTGAGTTCCCGAGATACATCCACATTGGAGAGCGCATAGACATTCCCAGTGACGTTGAGTTCCCGAGACACATCCACATTCGAAAGCGCATAGACAACACCAGTCACGTTAAGGTCTTTGGACACATTCACATTGGAGAGCGCGTACACATTCCCAGTCACATTCAGTTGTTTGGACACATCCACATTGGAGAGCGCATACACATTTCCGGTGACGTTGAGTTCCCGAGACACATTCACATTCGAAAGGGCATAGACATTCCCAGTGACGTTAAGTTGCTTGGAGACATCCACATTGGAGAGGGCATACACATTCCCAGTGACGTTGAGTTCACGAGACACGTCTACATTGGAGAGCGCGTACACATTTCCAGTGACGTTGAGTTCCCGAGACACGTCAACATTGGAGAGTGCATACACATTCCCGGTGACGTTCAACTCCTGCGCAACATCCACATTGGAGAGTGCGTACACATTCCCGGTAACGTTGAGTTCCTGCGCAACATCCACATTTGAGAGGGCATAGACAACACCACTCACATTCAGGTCCCGAGATACATCCACATTTGAGGACGCATACACATTCCCGGTAACGTTGAGTTCCTGCGCAACATCCACATTGGAGAGTGCGTAGATAGTACCCGTGACGTCTAAAACATCTGAGACACTCACGGTATTGGCGTACAACCTCTCATCAATCTTGGCGTCCCCGTGGACCACAAGAATATTTGACGCGGTATCATCAACATACACATTTGAACCAATATCTAAAGTATGTATAGGTGATGTATTCGCTATACCCACGTTTGAGTCTGTAAATAAAGAACCATATACGTGAACATTCAATGTGTTTGAGGAATCTGGTACAATATATCGCCCACTTGGGTCGCTTGTTGTATATGCGAGTACAAGTTCATCATCGTTCTCAATGTAACCCACAGCTACATTAGAATCTGGGCGCGCCATCACAACCCCCAAATCAAATACAAAGTCATCATCTGTATTGTTTTCACCGAGAACAATGATAGGGTCTTTAATCGATAAGTTTTCCGAGTGTACCAACGTCGTTGTTCCCCGAACGGCGAGATTACCTTCTATAAATACATCACGTTGTAAGGATACGTTACCCAATACTGTGAGTACATTTGATGCGGTATCATCAAAGTACACATTTGAACCAACATCAAGTGTGTGTATCGGAGAGGTATTCGCGATACCAACATTGGAAATCGTCGTAAACGCAGTTGTTGTATTTATAAACTCAACCACGTTGTTTGTTGTAAGTCCATAATCAGTCACATCTTGGAGTGTTTGGTTATCCGCACTTATACCAGCATCCACAATTTCCTTTGTGACTGTGTTATATACCAATGTATTGGATAGAACACTCGTGTCGTAACGAATAGGTGCTACATAAAACCCACTAATCGGTGCTTCTACAACTGAATTTGATGCATTGATTAATACCGTATTTATAGCCTGTTCGTCTGGAACATTCTTACCAACCCGTATCCTTTCAGATCTTTCGATCGTATTCAGGTTCTTCGGCATTTATATAATAGGTCATTTTATTTTAACACAATGTAGTCCATCCAGTTCTTTTGTATCCCCAGAATGTATCTGTTTCCGTATCGTATACAATAAGACCTGGTTCTGGTTTTTTTATGATATCTGTACCTACTACACGAGGAACCAATAAACCGCGTGTCGTTGAATCAACGGCTAAAGCTGCTGATGGATGTGGGGTGCTTGACCCGACCGTGAGACATCCATTTCCGTCAAGGGTCATAGAGTTTTCAAGTAGACCATTGGGTCTCTTTGTCTTGAATACAAGACCACCTGGTCGTCCAGATGTTGTTCCATTATTTGCTTTTATGTACGCATTGATTTGAGCGAGTTCATTAATCTTAATTCCATTGACTTCCCCAATTTCAGACACAATATTTGGTGCACTATAGATTGAAATTCTCGAAGTTGGGTCGGTTGTCCCAATACCTATATTACCAGATGTCGTTAATGACGTTATTACATTTGATAATTGTAAAGTTGTTACAGTATTGCTTTCATACGACATAATATCTTGGAGAGAACGGGGTAAGATGCTTTCCACGTGTGTAAGTCGTGCGTCAATTGGTGGGATTTCATTTTGAATTGTGTGTACATTTGACTCAGTAGAATGTATTGTAGAAACGAGTGCCTCAAGTGGTTCAAATCTTGGAATGTGGGTTTCGAGAATGTCCACTCGTGGAACCTGGTCCTCCAAAGTCTTCACACGTGCTGGGAGTACTTCGAGCGCGCGTACACGAGGTTCCACCTGCGCAACCTTGCGTGTGAGTGGTTTTAAGACGTCCACGTGCTGTTCTAATTGCGCAACTTTAGGTGTAAGTGGTTCAAGTGCCTCAATACGTGGTACATACGTTTCTAATCTCCCAATTTTTGGTACGTGTGCTTCAAGGTTCTTAATTCTTGGTATGTATGTTTCAAGACGCTCCGTTGCAGTTTCCAATGTATGTAAACGTGGTAAGTTTTGTTCTATACGGAGTATCCGTCCAACATTATTTTCAATGATGGGCACGTATGTATTGAGCTTTCTCACGTCACTATCCGATTGAATTATAATGGGTATGTACGCACCAATCTTCTGGGTATCTTTGGTCAATCTCACAATGTCTTGAGAATGTGTATCAATCACATCTGGAATGTATTCAAGTTTTGAAAATCTGGATTCAAACTTCTCCGTCTGTGTAACCCTAGGTTCTAGGGCATTTAGGGCGTACTCTAACGAATCACACTTGGTGATAATATGTGGAATATGGTGTACATCTGTAACTTTAGAGGTCAATGTAGTACCCAACTGTTCGAGTGTCTCAATTCTCGAGACATTTGATTTCAAATCAGATTCTTGGGCCACCCCATACAATCGTCGTCCATCTCCGATAAACTCATAGGCGACGACCGAACGCGAGGCACGCACTATACCATCTATATGGAGTTCTGAACCGACATTCACATTTCCTTGGGTGGTCACAGACGCGACTGTTAAATTATTTGACGTGATATCCCCAATTTGACCAAGTGTGAGACCTGTGAGATGACGTCCATCTCCGTGATACTGGTGCGCGTGAATATCCTCCGTGACGCGTAGATGAGGCATTACATACCCCAATTGGTCGTACGTGACGTTTGAAAGGAGACCACCATCACCAAAATAGGATTTACTGTGTAATGCACCATCAATGGTGACGTTGAGGGGAGTGTCCGAGCGAAACGTGAGGTCGCCATCATACTCGAGAGACACCGCGTTGCGACCCTTGACCATTTTGATTGAAGCACGGTCGTGGGCGTCAGAGTTGGAATCACCAACCACAAACTCGGGATTGTCTATATAGTAGGTGTTGATTGTGGTCACATTGACCACGTCCAATTGTTCAACTTCAAGGTGTTTAAAACGTGTTTTTACATTTGACGAAGACCCTAATTCAGTAATACTTTGGAGGGACAAATCATTTCCAAACACAACTTCTTTTGTCTCTGGGCTATACATAAGTACATTCGATGAGACACCGTGTCTCATTGGCGACACATAGAAACCTGGGGATTCTATGTGTGGTATCTCAGTTTTACCCGCGTTCAAAACGATTGTATGTTCAGGTTGATTTTCCGAAGTATGTCGACCAAGTCGTATCTTCTCCGTCAGATGGAAAGTATTGATGTTTTTCACCATTTATATATTAATGTATTTTAATTTGCGTACACAAGCCCAGCCATACCATTTTCTATCCTGAGAATGTTATAGTTTACGGCGTAAATTGGATTTACAATGGGTAATGATTCACTTTGTATCTTTGCAGAGTCTATACGGCTAAAATTGAGAGACCCCGAGGGTTGATGAAGACTTGATGTTAAACAGAATGCGTGAAAGAATATATCTGGAGACGTCACAAAGTTTGTATGATAGTAGTGGGACACGTCAACAAAGTGGGTCTTTGCCCATTTATATTTACAAATATCCATACCATTGATACTCAACTTAATACGGTTACCCACAGCCGTGAGTGCGCTTTGTGAAGCTGTATTAGAACTCGCAATGTACTTGACTGGATGATTAAAATTCAACTCCTGCACAAGCTCGTGTGATGGAATATTCTTTTGGACTTGGAATATGAGCATATCATTTGCGCGAGATGCGATGTTCCCCCGTTCCTCGTTATCAACATAGTAATAGTTTGAATAGGCTTCCCAGTTATAGTCTGCGGCATTTGGACCCCAACGGATTCTAAGTTCCACATCGTGATACTGAAGGGCAACCAAAGGTATCGCAGATTGTGCATTTTCACAGAAAAAGAATCGAAATGGATAGAAATAAGACCTTGAACTTAACCCTGGGTGGGGTCCATTTGAACTTTTTGAAACATTCTGTGCGAACGTATCAATCGCAATCGTTTCACAAAAGAGTGAATCTTGTTCATCTATCACCTGTCCACCAATCAAAAGTTGTACACTGTCGATATACTGCGACCAATCTTGGATGTCTACACACTCTGTACCATCATCTGGGACCAAGAAGGTGTATCCCAAAAGGTCGCCACTTCTCTCAACTCGAATCGTTGATAAAGAATTATTTTTCACAGCTCCATAGAGTGTATGTTTTTCAATGGACTGTGAAAAATTTGAATGTCTTTTAAATGACGAATTAAAAAACGATATCTCAGGGTTTCCTGTAATATGTTCATCCTGAGCGCCAATCGCCACTAACTGAACAATACCCGAAGACATAGTATACTACTTTAAAGGAAGAAAATTACAAATTAGGTTTTCTACACACAAATCTAAGAACGAGGAAATTATTGGCGTTATCATCCGATGGTTTAATTGTGGCGCCATTTTGATCACGAATCGTTACACTGAGACGGTCGACTCGCCTGATTGGGTCTATATATTGGGTGGCGATTGTGTAATTGTCTTTGAAAGTAATGAGGGCATTACCATCAGTCACGAGACTCGCGAATGAACCTCGAATCATACTCATAGATGCTTGACCCGTGAGAACATTGGATGCTCGGTCAGAAAAAATGGAATCTAATTCCTCAATCGAAACATAGCAATGTTTGGTAGATACATTAGAATTGATATGCGCCGCGAGGAGTCTGGCCTGAACAACATTGCGAAGTGGTTGTTGGAGATGGCACGTAAAAGTATTCGCACTGTCTTGACCAATGGTATCGACAGTTATGGTGTGATACTCGTAATCGAGGTCTGGGATAGTTTGGGGGGAAGTCACCAAAGCCATTTATATTACTTTAGATTAAAGATCCGCCGATTCCATCTTCAATTTCATACGATGCGTGGTCGGCGACGAGTTCTTGAGCACCACAGAGGCCACCTGGAGTCAAGCTCTTGGTATACGCGCTACCCTCACTGGTGTGTCCAGGGGCACATTCCAACTTGTTCTCGAGATCAAAGATGGACTTTTCACTGACCGCCTTCACAGTGATGTGTCTGGGCTGGTATCGACTGGTCTTCTTGATAGCACCAAGAATGTAAATCAATACAATCAAACCAAAGATGGACATAACGGCATTTCGGTTGGCTTTGTTGAGGGTAAACATTTATAATGTATACATATAATTTTTTTTAAAGTGCGTTAAAGGTAATTGAATAGTTTCCTTATAAAGAGTAGATGGACGAAGAAATAGTCATTGATCGTGGAAATACTACTGTGATGAAATTAGACGCCGACGAACAGGCGCTGATGGATGAGATTGAAATATCAACACCACGCCCAAAACCCGTGCCCCGACCCGTGCAACAAAGTCACAGACCACGTCCTCCTGTGCACCAAGAAGCTATGGATGCTTTTGTAAATCCAAACAAACAAACTGCCCCCAGTCAGCCCCAACAGGAACAGGAAATTGATTACGGTGATGACGACGACGAACCAATGTTTTTTGATGATGAGGGACCAGGCCCCCAAGAGGAGATGCCCTCCAAGGGGTACTCGTCTATTGATGAAGAAAAGGCGGACCTCATTAATAAATTGGGACGCCTTGAGAAGAAGGGGTTTGCGGTGAACAAGAGACTCACGGCGTACTCCAATGTTGAAGAATTGAGAACTGAGGTCAAGCGTATCACCTATAGCATCGATGTCGAACAATCGATACGATTTTCAAGACGAATGTTGGTGGCCTGTGTGACTGGCCTTGAGTTCCTTAACAAACGCTACAATCCATTTGAGATTCAACTTGAGGGTTGGTCTGAGTCTGTGATGGAGAATGTGGATGACTACGACGGCGTCTTTGAGGAACTCTACGTCAAGTACCGCTCGAAGGTCAATGTGGCACCAGAAGTCAAGCTCATTATGATGTTGGGTGGTTCAGCGATGATGTTCCACTTGACCAACAGTATGTTCAAATCTGTGATGCCCAATATGAATGATGTACTCAAGCAAAACCCAGACCTCGTGAACAATATGATGCAAGCGATGCAGAATACGACACGTGCGCCATCTGGTCCAGCGGATACAGCCCCTGTGGGAGGCACGGGTCAGTATGAGATGCAGGGACCTGGGATTGATATCTCAAGCCTTATGGGTGGTGTGATGATGCCCCCACCACCCCCAATGAACACCACACCACGAATGGCGGTGGAGGAGGATGACGATGATATTTCAGACATCGTGTCCATCTCAGGTGAATCGACGGGTGGTGAAGTCAAGGAGGTGAATGTCGATGCCTCGAAGTCCAAGCGTGGTCGCAAGAAGAAGAAGACAGAAATTAATCTCTAAGTACAATATAAATGATAGGTTATTGTCCTCTGGAGGAACTGGAACCTCCTGTAAGACAACAGGTTCCAGTCGGTGCTCCAAAGACTGAGACCGAGACCAAACCACCAATGGGTCTCGAAGAAACTGAATGTAATTACGTCGTGATGGCTTTCATTGTCGGCGTTCTCTTCCTAGCCGTCTCTGATTCCATCAGGGCGTAAGTGTTTACTCTAATTCTACCTTTGGGTTTTCCCCGAGAGGTAAAGTTATCTAATATGTGAATGTTGAGCGTATGATAGTACCACTCTTTATAGATTCAAGTCCACCACCATTTGAGGTCATTACATCAACGACGAGGTCATATTTGTATGTTCGTGTACCACCCGTATCATATGGTGAAATGGTGACGGTTGTTTCTGTTGTGGTGACTGTGGGACTCCAAGGGTAAAAGTTTGACCCACCAAATATACTCTTCGTACCAACAGCGATGGGTACAGTGGATAAGGACCCGTCATCTGTACCCCCTTGAACATCAAGAATCATTGTACTTGAATCCACAACTGTGGCGCCATCTGTACGCCTTAAAATACCAAAAATCTTAGCATAAAATGACGGTTGTCTAAATGTAAATGTTATAGTTTTGTCGTTGAATCCCGTGATAGTGACTGCGTTTGAATATTTTTTACACGCCACCTGGTCAGAGTTTGTAATAATACCACCATTCACGTGAAGAGATGTATTTGCCGTCTCACCACCGAGACCAATAGCGACCTGGTCACCCAAATCAATAGCGCCATCGACGGTCAAATCCCCCGTGATTTCGAGATCACCTTGAACAAATGTTGTACTGGACTGTGGTTGAATATAGACATTACCAGTTGTACTCGACATAATGTTAGACGTCCCCCCAGTTGTTTTGAGTTCTATGAGCACATTACTTGTGGAATGTTCAATTCTTGGAGTCCCGTTATAGAGGTGAAATCGTGTCGCGGGTGTCGCTGTGCCTATACCCACATTACTCGTGTGAATCATATGAATACAATTCGTCATCGTACTGTTATTCGACACACCCATCACGAGACCTGTCGTACTATTCGTGGAATTACTGAACCCTCGAATGTATCCACCTTCTCCATCATTGGTATATATGAGCATACCGGTCTCTTTGTTGGTCCCAGGGCTCTCAAGTTTTAGAAGATTCACACTATCCGTGGATGCACTGTATATGTGTACATTTGCTCCCACAGTTGAAGTACCAATACCTAAATTACCTATAGAATCAAAACGCGCAAATTCAAAATCATCATCACCAGTAACCTCGTGTACAAATGTAAGTGGACGTCGTGATGTACCATTGAGAAGATTTCTAATTTTATTAATAGAATCTAAACCCTCCGTCGTTGAAAGTGCAAAACCAGACAACTTAAACGCACCCCCGGCGCCAAACTCAATATCACCATTCACGACCAATTTGGTATTTGCACCTTTACCAGTTGCATCGGACCGCTGTCCACCGACAACGACTATACCGATATCCGTAATAACAAGTGGTTTATCTATTTCAGCATCTTTTGCGGTAAGAATGGTTCCAAAATCTTCACCTGAACTTGTGTATGTTTGGAATACGTGTTCTGCCGCGATGTGTCGGATTCTATCTGGACCCTGGTCGACCGATGACGCATCATTACCCTTAAAGAGTAATAGTTCATTTTTTGTATATTCAGAGTCATATCGGCGCTCTTCGATGTGTGTATTCCCAAAGTCGTCTCCACTGAGACCAAAAAATGAAAGTTTATTTCCGATGACTACATTCCCCAAAACTTCGAGTTTGGCCCGAGGAATATCTGTACCTAAACCCACATTACGTGTTACATTATCTATGAATAAACCAACACTTCCAGAATCATATACTCTATATGGACTTTGTGTAATTCTATAATCACCATCACCCGTAACACCGGTCGACCAACCTGCGACGGGTATATCTCCATCAGCTTGAATATAGGATGTAAATGCATTCCCAAGATTTACATCCGTTTGCATCGATATGATAGCATCACCTCCCACGTGATTATGCACAAGAAGACCATTCTCTTGAGGATTCGCAATACCCGTCGAGTACACCTCTAAATGTGCAGCTGGTTGGGTTGTACCAATACCCACACGACCATCACTTTTTAAAGACATCACATACCTTTCATCTGTGTACGTTTCATCGGCGAGGTATATATCAAGCTTGGACTTGGACTTTCCAGATGCTATATCGTGTTTAGACATTTTGAATGTCGCTCGAACACCATCACGAAATTCATTACCATCCCCTGTAAGATGTAACACAGTCAGGGAATCTGTAGTACTTACAATTGGATTTGTATTCGTCACAACGAGAGGTGAACCCAAATGATTAAATCCATTACTGTACGTCACTGGGGTATTGATGAACACAGTTCCACCGGACGTGTGAAGACGCCCCACCGGTGTAGATGTCCCAATGCCCACATTACTTGATTCTAGAATGGTCATCTTTGGTGTACCCATTGTGGCTGTTCTACTCGCGTAAAAATTGAGACCTTTACCCGGGGCCACAATGTTTTCAATTCTATTTTCACCACCTGCGGTACTCGACAATACACGCATCGATGTATTTCCGGTTGAACCCCAAATATTACCATATACAGATGCGTTGCTTCCAATCACATAGATATTACCCGCAACTGTAAGTTTTTCCGTTGGACTTGTATTTGATATACCAACATTACCACCAGATGCAATGCGCATTCTCTCCACATTTTTGGTCTTAAATCGAATATTTTGGTGCGTATTGGATGTACTCGCCCCATAGACTTCTATACTGCTCACATTTGATGTCGTGGGTCCAGATTTGAGTGTAAGTACATTAGACGTACTGTCTCCACCAAATCTATCACCGTGAATTGTAATGTTTGAACTTGAAAAGACCAAATCCGTCACAAGACTTGTTGTCGCGGTGTTCCCCACAACCGTCAACGTATTTGCCGTGCTCAGATTTGCAAATATTTTGGACCCTATGGAGAGTGTATCCGTTGGGGATGTATTCGCGATACCCGACGGTGCGGTACCAGTGGTACGTAAACCATTCATTTGAACATTACTACTAATCACAACTGGATTTACAGATAAAGGTTCCAAAGAGAGTAAGTTTCCAACGGTGATACCACCCGACCCAACCGCGAGTTTGTTCACGTAGACATTACCAGTGGTATGCATCACATTTGAGCCAGTATCGTCAAAATATACATTTGAACCTAAAGCCAATGTGTGATTTGGAGATGTATTTGCTATACCTACACGACCCTCGGTATACAATTCACCATACACGTGAAGGTTCATTGTATTCGAGGTATCGACTGTAAATGTTTGGGTCTCAGGTCCACCGAATGTTCTTCCCAAGACAAATTCATTATCTGCGTGAATATAGCCAGCAATGATATTTGAACGTGATGGGTCATCCACCATAAGTACACCAGTGTCGTATAATCCATCATTACCCGTACCCATCTGAATAACGGCATTTGATACCACAAGATTATTCACAGCTGTATATGTTATACCTTGTGTTACAGACAAGTTACCATATATATTCATACCCCCATAAATCTGGAGAAACCCACCATCCACAACAACATTTCCGTTTCTAAATACCGCCACATTACTTCCACTTACAGCCTCTGAACCAACGACGAGATGTTTACCCACGTGTACATTCGTGGAGTATGTATTTCCAGTCACACTCAAGATATTTGAAGCTGTGGCGTTTGCTGTAAGCCTTGACCCAACCCTAAATACATTTGACGTGTGTAAGTTTCTTGAAAATGTATTTCCATTCACGGTCACCAAACTTTCAGCATCTGGATTTGTATCGACAATGAACCTGTCCTCTCCAGATGTTCGAATTTCAAGTGTTCGCGTTGGATTTGTCGTACCAATACCAATCTTATCATCTGCAAAAAGACGCGCCGTTCGGATACTCTTCTTTACATCTAAAATGATTTCCTCACCATTCGTGATGAACAAATCTGTACCTACAGATACATTTGTTGTCGGATTCGTATTCGCGATACCTAAACGATTCACAACAAGTTCGTCTGCCTCAATCTCAGAAGTAATAATACTTCTGACACTGGTGAGAACATCCTGTTCTAATGGGTCTGCGTCGAGTGAAGACACATAAATTTGGTCAAAACGTACGGTCCGTCCCATTTATATTAGTTACCGAATAAAATTCCAGCTAAACCATCACGGATTCGGAGTACATTATAATTGACCGCGTACACATAAAGGGGTTGATCGGCTGGTCTGAGTGAACCCTTTTCACACCCACGAAGTATGAGCTTGGCGTTATCTAAGCGACTAAAGTTACACGTCCCGGATGGGTTATAACCTGACGCTTTCGCACAGAAGTGGTACGCAAAAAATCGTGTATAGAAAATGACGTCTGTGGGGTACTGGTATTCAATAACACCGTGTTCGGCATTGTAATAGTTTTGTACAACGTGAAAGTACAATGGAGACATATTCTCTAATAAGGGTGTCCCATTGAGATGTATATCTGCATTTTTAAACGTAAAACGGTCATTTGGGGCATCATCTGTTGTTGTTCCAAATCCAAAAAATAATGACTTGACTGGATGATTAAATATAGACAAATCTACATCATTCTGTCCACCAGATTCAATTTTATTATCTGATACCGTGTTTAAAGGAAATTCGGCGCGTTGTACTTGGGTGATAACAAAATCCATATGACGCTTGGCCATAGATTCTCGCTCATCCGTGTCCAAATAAATATAGTTACCATACACTTTTATGTGTTTATCGGCGTCCAATATTCCTTCAAATTGGGTGAGGTCAAAATTAATCTTTATTTCAACTTGGTGGTGCTGAAGAGACACGAGAGGTAGGAATCCCCCGTGGTCACAAAAAAAGAAATGGAAGGGAAGAAATCCCGGTGCACCACCCGGGTTGTGTTTATTTGTAAAGTTCAAAGATTTTGTGTTTGTATCCGCGAGGTAATTTGGCCATATTTCGCTATAATAATCATAGTGTTGTGAATCAACTTTTTGACCCCCAATATAAAGGTCAACGGTGGAATTGTAGAATAAGTTGGATGCGACCACATTACCTTCACACCACAGTCCATTTATAACATCACCCAAAACAGGAATAGTAATGTGTGGGTCTTTATCACTAATAGTTTTGATAAACTTGGGGGCTTGGGAAAAATTCGTATGCCGAGTAAACTTCATACGAAAGAAAGAATGTCCCTCATCACTATTCAAGTAAACATCCTGTACACCCTTTGAAACAAGTTGTATTAATGCACCAGACATATATGTATTATTCAGATTATAAAAATAGACACTTTCCCTGAGGGAAGTCTGGTTTTTCTTCGATATCCGGTTTGCCGTGTATCTTGAAACCACCTTGGCGATACACCTTCATTCTCTTGTAATACATAGCCGTAAAGATAGACCAGGGGTCGTGGACATCATAGATGTGGGGATTGTTCTTTTTTCCCTTGGTCTCTCGCATAATACGTCCAATACTTTGTACAATATCAGACTTTGGGGACGCCAGAATAACTGTATCCAGAGTTGGTATATCGAGGCCTTCGTGGGCTTGACTGAACGTCGCAAATATGATTTTCTTTTGGGAAGACGCCTGGAGGTCTGCCTCCTTCATACCACCCATATAGAGGCCCGAGCTCTTTGGGAAACACTGGTGAAGCATCTCACAATGTAACCTCCGGTCACTGAGTACGAGGAGTTGTCGTGTCCCCGCGGACGCTTTTTTGACCAGTTCCACAAGCATTTGGTTTCTCTTTCTGTCCTCGACAACCTCTGTGACCATATTGGGCATAGAGAGTTTCCCATTTCGCGTACACGGTGGGGCATTTCTATAGTTTTGGGACTCGTACACAATTGGAAACACCTCCACCTGTTCCTGGTTTTTCCTCTCCACTGCAAAGAATGTTGGACCCATAAACCAATGCAACACCTTCGTGAGACCATCCTTTCGCTCGGGAGTTGCCGAGAGACCAAAGATATGCTTGGGACACATCTTGAACAGGGACTGGGAGAACACTTTTGCACATATGTGGTGCGCCTCATCGACAATGAGTGTACCTATCGAGTCGAAATCACTGAATGAATATTCCTTGAGAGAGAGCGACTGGAGCATCGCAATCACAAAGTCACACTCCACCTCCTTTTTGTCCTGTTGAACAACACCAATCGTGGCGCCTGGACAAAACTGTTGGATACGCTCCTTCCACTGGTCCGCCAAGAACTGCTTGTGGACAACAATCATTGTACGGTATCCCAACTTACACGCTATCGCCAAGGATACGGTGGTCTTCCCATACCCGCATGGGAGTGAGAGAACTCCATGACCTGCTTTAAGAGCAGCGGCAAGAGCTTCATTTTGATGGGTTGTGTCTCTGAGGGTACCGGCAAATTTGGTTTTGATTCGCGTGGGTTCAGGGCGTCTATCCTGCTTGGGTTCCCCAAGTTTAGCAACTCCGTAGAATCTTGGAACGCAGACTCCATTCTTAGTTGCTCTAAAAACTTTAAAAGGTGGTGGGGGAAATCCATAGTCTCCATTGACGATAGGTCTTACTGTAAGTTCTTTTTTAATGTCCTGAAGTGGTCCTTCCGTGACGAGATATCCCGTTCTCGTCAACATATACTATATTAAAGAGTTGAAACTTTATATGACTATACAATGCCTTCCGCCAACGTTGAAGAAAATATTAATAAGATTGAACACGCCATTGAGGAATTGACCCAAGAGGTCTTCCGTCTCCAAGGTTCCCTCCGTGTGTTCAAGGGCTTCAAGGAAGCTGGTTTAGTGGATGTTGAGATTCCAGAGCGCCCTCAAGAGCCAGAGGCCGAGCCAGAGGCTGAGCCAGAGGCCGAGCCAGAGGCCGAGCCAGAAGCGGAGACTGACGAGAGCACCCAAGAATAACCACTATATTCACCAACATTCCAAACACCCTTGAATTCAATTACGACTTCAACTTCATCATCTTTTATAAGAGACTGCACGGGTTGTCCACGGACTTCGCACATCACTCTCCTATAACGGAATGGAACCTTCACTGTGAGAACTCGGCCATCGAGGGGGTTATCAACTCGCGTGTGTTGCACGAGACGCGCCTTGTTTATATGCATCCTATCTACGATTTGGGCACACTTTTCAGGAATGACCAAACGAATATACTTTTTGTCGTTGTGGTCATACATGGGTGTATGGATTCGGGCTAGAAACTTCATTGATTTCTGTTACGATACATTAGAATTAAAACTATAAGCACTGTAATCAAAATTGATAAAACCTGGGTAAGAAGGAGAGGATGAAGAGGTGGACGTGTCCCAAATGTGAGATGACTCAAAGTTCTTGATACCTCCACAGCCGCCTCAATACTTGAGTATGGTGTGTGTCTCGGAGACATCATACCACACATCGCAACAGTGGGGCACTTCCCAAAGAATGGAAGTTGTCCGTGAAGACTGAGAACCCCCGAGGACTGTGAGAACGTCCACCGTTCCCCATTCCAATCCGCACCCCAACCAATGCGTACACGTGTGGGTTTTTGGGGGAGTTCTAATTGTTTCAATACCTCCATCTGTAGTAACTCCGGTTCAGATGTGAGTATCTCCTCCGTGAGGTCACATATCACACACGACACTGTTGTACCATCTGCGAGAACAACGGGTTGAAGATTCCACGGAGTGGAGGCTGCGATTTCGAGGTCATCCCCCAATTGTATGGGTTCCTCAAAGTCTAGGAGCACATTGATACACCCATATGTACTGTCTCGAACCTTCTTCTCCGCATCTAGGCCCCAATTGTCCCCCAAGAAGTTGAGGGCTGGACTATTGTCGAGGCACAAAAAGAGCATACCCTCGTCAATCGTACTTTCATCCGCGAACTCGGCGATGTATCCAGCGCCTTTGTACGTCACTGATTTCAATTCCTGTCCAAATACAAAATGAACACCAGAATTAATCAGACATTCCTCCATCGCGTCGCACATCACTTTTCCGGAACCCTTTTGGGTACACTGTTTTGAGAGTGCGACGTAATCAAAACTTTTTACAAACTCATACGCAGACATCACATTCCAAGGTACACCATCCATAATGAGGGGAAGATGTTCGAGAACAGCTTGACCACCTGGGGTCAATTCTCCAAGAGCTTCTTTGAGGGACACACTCTTGTACTTGTCTGGGTGTGCGAGAACTCTCACTGCGAGGGATGTGAGCGCGCCATAATCTTTGAGTTTGAGGGAGCGAAACATAAAACTATAGATATCCTTCTCGACGGGTTCGAAAATATCATCCCACTGGATACCCATCTCTGCAAAGAGGCTGTGAGTATTCACGAAAGCACGGTCAAATACGATACGGTGTGCGTGGAGGTCTCGTGTCTCTACATCTGGTTCCCACCATGATCCCCCACCTGAAAGCTTTCTGTCGTATATCGTGATGTCGTGATCACCTGCACGGAGTATCTCCCACGCGAGAGACATCCCAGTTGGTCCAGCACCAATGATATGAATCTTCATTCTACTAGTAGACCATATATTTTTTAGATCAATCCTGTCTCCTTGCGTTCTTCTGGAGTCTTGATAGCATACATAGCACCAATGAAAATAACCGTTGAGATGAGAGCATACTCGATGTCTTGTGTCGCACTGAATGCAATTAACATCAGTGAAAGGAAGCGGAAGGTCTTACTGTTGAAGAGAGCCTTGAGATTTTGTGGAATCTTAATAGCGTTACCTGAGAAGAGACCTTGGTACAAAATGATAAGAGTGAAGACGATGGGTTGCGCCTTGATAATCTGTTCAGTTGGAGTACTCACAGGTCCAAGGAAGTTTGAGAGCTTTGGCATTTATAGTAACCTAAGATATTAAAAATAAAAGATTTGTATATAGTAGGATGCTATGCGTCGCGAGTCACAGACCCACTCGGGTGGTACCAAACCAAAAGGTGAAGACCTGGAAGTTTGCCGCCAAATTTCTATGGAAGAACACATTTGTACAAAACAAATCTGAACTTGGTGCGTGGACACGGGACCAACTTCTTGACCTTGGCCCCACGTTTGTAAAATTAGGACAGATTGCCTCTACGAGAGCGGATCTCTATCCACCCGAGTTTACAAAACAACTGGAATCCTTGCAGGATAATGTACCACCAGTCAATATACAGGGTATTGTAAACTTAGACCACTTTGAGGCATTTGACGAGACCCCATTCAAGTCTGCGAGTATTGGACAAGTACACAAAGCGACTCTAAAGAATGGGAAACAGGTTATCGTCAAAGTCAAGAGACCAAACATATACGATATTATGAAGACAGATACAGATAATATCCGGGACATCGTTCGCTTCTTGGAGAAGGTTGGGGTGGACACAGGG